ATTACTTGGGTAAACTCTTCTAATTTAATATTTGATAATCTTATCTTAGCGTTTCTAAGCGCTGCTCTTCTATCTTTCTTAAATCTTTGTACTATGTTATCTGCTATATTAGCTCTGTTAGCTAATAGATTATATGATATACTCATGTACATAGCTTCTTCAGCCATCTTAGGCACTCTAGTGTCTAAGTCATAAGCTAAACCATCAGATATGTATTCTATAACTATTAACTTATTAACTAAATTGCTAGAAAAAGTAAACTTACCTTCTCTTTCATTTATACCAAACCAACCATTGCTGTTAGCGTATTGTGGATTAATACCATACAAAGCGCCCCAATTCCAAGGACCACTTCCAACTCCATAGTCTTCAAACATGTAACCATTATTAACCCAGTTTTGATACCATGAAGAGTTTATTAAAGCTTGGTTAGCTTCTTGCCATCTTTCAACTGTTATAGAAGTTCCTTCTAGGTTTTCACCAAAACTATCTTGTGTTGGTAAACCTGTATCATCTTGTAATAATTTAGTATAAGGATTTGTTGTTAAATTGTTATTTGGATACAAAGGTCTTTTAACACCCATTGAATCAATATAACACAAGCTTACGTAGTTTACATAGTCTTGCGGCATTACTAAAGATAAGCTTTCAGGTATTGTAAGCTCTTGTGATTTAATACTTTTTAAAGTATCGTAACTAAATTCTTGTAAAGATCTTTTTGCAAAAAATAATACATCAGATTTTTTAGCTGTTTGAATTATTTTACCGTCACCTACGTAACCTACCATATAGTTATTAATTATATCATTAAGTTTAACATATTGATAACCTCCATAGTTTTCTTCTACAGCATCTCCAATAGCTTCTTCTTGTATAGTGCTAGCGTATTGACCACCATCTAATACTTTTAATTGTACAATTATAAATAAATTATTTGCAGGAGCTGCATTAAAAGTTATAGTGTTGTTAACTACGCTGTATTGTAAAACATATTCAGACCATGTACCAGGAGTTCCTGTTGTGCTAGTGTATATTTTAAAATTATTTAAAGTGTATTCAGCGATTATTGGATTCCAATTGCCAAATACCAAGTCTGTATCAAACGTAGTGACAAAAGGTCCTGTAGTTCCATTGCCTCTGAAACCTTGAGATCCTTGATAATACTGTTGATTTGTTTCAGTTATTGCCATGTCTTATTAAGATTTTATATTTTGTTCTACCTCTTGTGCTTCTGCAGCAGCTGATTGTATTATCGTAGGATCGTTTATTATTAATCCACAGTATTTTAATATACCTATTATTAAATTTGTTTGCTCTGATACATCTAATTCAAAGTTTACTGATGTGTTAGCATAGATGTATTGACCTAATGAACCAACAGTAAATTTCCACTCTGGCGCTACTGGTGTAAACAAAGCGTTTACGCTTAAAGCGTTTGGCTGAGGACTAACTTTTATAAGTACAGAGTTATTTGGCCCTGTGCCTGTTGTGCATAAAGGATATTGCATAGTTGGAGCTGTCAATGTAGATCTTGTGATTTTAGAAAAGTCACTTTGACTAGCTAACTCAGTAATAGAATCATACTGAGGATTTGTTGTGTTGTATGTAGATATTATTTCGCCTAATTTAAATATAGTTCCAGCACCTGTGTATTCCCAACCTAGGATACCAGCGCCTGCGTTATAAGTAAACGGGGCAGTTCTTTCAAAAGGATATAGTTTATATGAAATGTCTTTAAACATGTTAAAGAACTCTGTATCGTTTTGAGTGTTATTTTGATTTTGACGGTTTACTTGGTTTCCGTCTGGAAAATATGATTCAAATATTTCGTCTTGAACTAAAGTAGCTAAGCTATTAAACTCCGCTGGAGTTACATAACCTCTTTGCTCTTTGTTTAATATGTACAAGACTGTTGTATATACTGTATTTATATTTACCATTGTTTTTTTTTATTATAATATTGGGCCCGAGTAAACGAGCCCTATATTAGTATCACTTGTTTTTATAGTTTTTTATCTATAGATCTATAAACCTCTACACCTTCGTCAGTTTTTAACCATGCGGCAAATGCTGAGTAAGGATTTTCATCAAATGGAACATTCATTAGTTTTCTATCATTTGTTCCCCATGTGAAAGTTCTTTGATCTCCAGATATTTTTATTATACCCATTTCAACTGCTCTTATAGCAAAGTTTCTAAGTTGTACGTTTTCATCATTAGCTAGTGATATAAATAACTCAGGGTTATTTCTAGCAAATAATATCACATCTCTTTTTATTTCTTTGGATGACATATCGTTTACTTTAGAACCTAATTCAACTCTTAATATTGCTTCAGCAAAATCAATTTCCATTGTCATAGCTGAGTTCATTGCTTGTACTTGGTTATTTAAAACATCTAATTCGTCTACAGCTTCTTCTACAGCGCTATATTCTTCATATGCTTTACCTTTTAACGGGTGATATAAAGATAATAATTTTTGTAAGTTTTGTTTAGATTTATCTACTTTCAAAGTACCATTGTCAAAACGTATATGACCCATAGTGCATTCACCTATTTGTTCATCAACTAAAGGTGAGTCTTGATTTGTAGCATATTTTATCTCTCTTTGTTTTCCAGTTTTTTCATCAAAATAAAGCAACGCATGTTTTTTAGTGTGCTTACCTGGTATAGTATATGTTAAAGGTGTTTTGTTACCTTTAAGAAAGTATATTCTATCTTTTATTTCCCAACTTTGTTTAGCTGGTTTTGTTGGTGTAGTTTTTACTACTACATCTTGAGGTGCAACCTCAACAGTTTCTGCTTTAGCTTTTTTAGCCATAATATAATATAATTAAATAGTTTATAAAAGTAATAATTACCCCCGTTAATGCAACGAGGGTAAGAATTACATTTGTTGAATCAATTAGATTCCTCTGAATAATACAAAGTTGTTAGCAGCTTGAGTTACTAAACATCTTTCAGATAGGAAGTTTACTTCCATAGCATCAAGAGTAGAAGTCATTGCTCCACCTGCAGAACCAGTTAACCATGATTTCATTCTTCTATCATCAGCTTGAGACGCTCTATATCTTACGTGTAAGAAAGGTCTTCTGATGTTAGTTCCTAAAATTTGATCGTAAACTGTAGAAGTTCCAGCTGGTACTAATACACCTTCAATTGAATTGATACCTACAATACCACCTCTTGTAGAAGCGTCGTTTAAGTATTTCCAATCAGTTTTGTAAAAGTCATAAGAACCTCTTCTGAATCCTGAGAATCCAAGGTTTAAAGCCATTTCTTCTGAGTTTTCAAATAAACCAAAAGCAGTTCCACCAGCGAATCCGCCAGAGATGCTTGCTAGCATATCATCAAAATCAAGAGAAGTTTGTCTTTGTAAGAAAAGCATGTTTTCTTCAATTGCTCCTTGAGTATCTAAGTTTTTAAGTATTGCATCAAATTCATCAAGACCTGCAGCGGCAGTAAATCCTGTTTCTACATTACCTCTTGACTGAATAGCAGCGAATAAACCTTCTGAACCTGGGCTAACGTTTTGTGCAGCTTGGTTACCTACTTGGTTAAATTCTGCTTCAACCATACTCATTTCTAAGTAATCTTCGAAACGTAGTCTAGTTTCAGACTCAGCTTTTAAGTACCATAAGTACCCAGAAGTTCCGTCTTCAGTTGCAACTTCAACCCAACCGATTTGTGCCATATCAGAACCATTAACTACGTATTGGCTTCTTAGGATAATTGGTGAGTTAGAAAATTGAGTTAATACTGGATCTACAGATATTCTAGCTTGATTAGCACCGCCAGCAGCAAAAGCGCCAGCCATACTTTGACCTTTTTGGTAATCAGAACCATATACAAATATCTTAACTCCAACACCTGCAGCAGCAACTGCAAGTTGAACATTGTCAAACGGTTGGAAAACGATATCTCCAGCGTTAATACCACCAGCTACAGCTGCAGCATAAGCGCCTGAGTTAGTAACAATACCTTTTGATTCAGCTCCTGTAACAGGGTTCAATACAACGATAGTGTCATTAATTGAAACAGTGTTTACTGCAGGCGCTTGCACAGTAATAGTACTTGAAGTACCAGCAGCATTAGCTACTTGAACTCCAGAATAAGATATATGTAATCTATTTTGTTCAGACCAAATTACTTGATCACTTGACATTGGCATTTCAGCGCCAACCATTCTTAAGAAGCCAGATAACGTTCTGTTTCCATAACGTTCTACTTCTTGTTCGTAAATTTCAGGTAAATATTGTTGAGCAAAAGTATTTGTGTTTCCAGCTGTGTTAGCGTTAAACTGTAAATAATTGCTGTTCAATATCTCCTGTGTTCCTGAAGGGATTAACCCTCCAAATTGTGGATTTAAAGCCATTTTTGTTAGTTTTTTTTAGTTAAATTTTCTTGTTTTTATTTTTAGTTTTGTAGAGTCAGCGCCACTAATTGCTTTCACTTTCATACCGTTAATAAATACTTCACCTTGAGATTTTCTAGCTTGAGAATCTACAGGGTTTTTAGACTTAGTAACAACGTCTTTAATAGCATCAGCTTTTCCTTGCTCATAAAAATGAGCTGCGATCCTGTCTACATTATCGGCAGCGTACATAGCTTTGTGATAACCTTTAGTATCAGTAACATTACCTTCTGTGTCTAAGAACTTCCCGACTAGGTTATTAATGTTTGATTGGTTTTCAGCAACTTTATCTTTATTTTGAATATTGTACTTATAATTTGTTTCACCAACTTTAATATCGAAACCTTCGAAATCGTTGTTAAAAAGTTCTTTAGTACTTTCTTTAAATTTAGCATGTTGTTGCTCAGCTGTTTCTTGCTGCTTATTATAGCGATTGAAAAAGTCCATAGCTTTTTGTTGGTCCTGAGTTACGCCGGGTCTCAACTTGATTTCGTCGTAATATTTCTTTTTCGTTTCCTCTAAAAAGTTTTTTGCTTTTGCAATCTCTTCTTTTTTAGCGAGTTTCTTTTTACGGACGTCACGCTCCTCGTCCAAGTCTTCATCAAATGAAAAATTATCTTCCATGATAAATCCTATTTCTTCCTCGTTTAAATGAGGTTTAGCTTTTTTATAGTATTCTTTTAATAAAGTATTTTCATCAACGCTACTATAATCAGCATTTAATCTTGTATAATCTTCTATAGTTCCACCAGTTTCTTCCATAAATGAAACTAATTTTTCTATATTTTCAGGTAACTTTTTGCCTAATATTCTTTCGTCTTGTATAGCTTTTGTTACTTCTTTTTCAACTTCTTTAACTTCAGCTTCAGTTACTTCTTTGATCGGAGAAAACCCTTCAGTAGTCTCGTTGGACTCTTGTATAGGTTCTCCCACCTCTGCGCTATCTCCGGATGTTTCTTCCACAGGTACTTCCTTTGCTTCTCCGATTTGAATGGCATCTTCTTTAGGTATTGTTACTTTAGTTACTTCAGGTGCTGTTTCAATTAAAGGTTCTTTTATGTTAACTTTAATTGGTTCGTCACTTTGTTTTGTTAATTTTTTTGGTGTTTTCTTTTTAGACTTTATTTTAAAGTCACCTTCCTGTTTAACAGGTTCATTTGTTTTTGTTTCTGACATAATATAATATAATTAAATAATTAAATAATTAAGCAAAAGCTTGCATGTCCATACTATCTTTTTCTTCAAAGTTTATAGGTGGATCATCGTTTTGTCTTTGTGCTATTAATTCACTTTGTTGCGTGCCTTCCATTTTAATACGCTTATCTTTACGATCTTCAATTTCTTGTTCTTTTTGTTTTTGAGCCTGAGCTTCTAACTTTTTTAATTCTAAATCAAACTTATGTTGCATTTGCATTTTCTGCTGATCAAGTTGATGAGCAGTGTTCATGCGTTGTATTTCCATTTGATTTTTAGCTTGCTCTAATTTTACTGTAGCTCCAGATATAGCTTCTTGCTTTTGTACTTCAGCCATTGCTGTTTTTTCTGCAGCTTGAGCCTGTGCGTCTGCCTGAGCTTTAATGTTAGCTTGTTGCGCTTCTTGATCTTGTTTAGCTTTAGCTTTACGTTTAATCTTAAGCATTTGATTAGCTAATTTAAGATTTTTAATTTGTCTTAAATCTATAGCATCTTCTAAATCAATACCACCTTTTTGCAAAGCAACTTGTATGTTTTGCTCTAATTGTTGTTGCTCTTCTTCGTCTGGTTCTAATTCTAAGAATATACCAAAGTCATGTAAGTTTAAATTAGATACTTCAATTAAAGTGTTTACATTGTAATTAGATATAGAGTTTTGTAATGAAGCAGCGGTTAGTGGAAACTCTAATGCATCAGCTATTTTTAAAGCTATGTTTTCTGCTATTATAAGACTTATATATAAACTAGACTGCTTAATATGTCTTGTAGCAACATTAGACGCGTTAGCAGCTATCTTTTGTAATCCTACTAATGTTTGTTTGTCTGGTGTGCTACCATCACGAGCTTCATTAAGTCCGGTTACATCACGTATCATTTGTAAGTAATATTGATACGTATTAATAAGACTTTGTATTTTTTGTTGACCACTAGAGCTACTAAGTTCTTGTATTGGAACTTTACCAGCGTTCATGTCACCATCTTGCGTTAGTGATCTACCAACAATACTACCTGTTTGGAAATACATGTTAAGTGCTTCTGCTGGATTATAATTTGTACCATTACCTAAATCAACCTCAGCTAAACCATCCATGTCTAAATAAACACCATCAGGTACTATTCTAGACATAACTTGTTGTAGCTTTAAATGTGTTAATTGAATCATATCAGCAAAACCTATACATTTACTCACTAATGATTCTATTCTACCTTTATATATTCTAGGTGCACATATAGCATAGTTCATTTTAACTTTTGTAGTATCTGCAGTAGGTCTTGACATGTTCTCTGCAAGTTCCCATTTTAATATAGTATCAGTACCTAAAACTTTAGCACCGCTATATAAAACCTCTATAGATCTTGACACTCTTTCAAAGTTATCATTTTCTGGTGGATTAAATGTATCTGGCTTTTCTAAAGCTTTCATTAATCCTTGTTCTGTTTGTTTAATTTTAAATACTTGATTATGGTATGTTTTATAATCAAAATATAGAACCTGAACAGTGTTCTCATCATAATCACCCCAACCAGTAACGTAAGATCTGTTACCTGGCATTGCTTGTATTCTTTTTAATTCTTCTTCGCTAATATCTGGAAACTCTTTTTTAAGCTCAGGTATTGTTATAGCTTTTAATTCACCAACATAATATATGTCTTCAAAATTAGGATCTTCAGAATATGAATAAACCATATAAGCTGGATCAACGTAATCAACTGTAATTCCTTCAGCTGTATTAAAATTAGTTTTAGCAGCACCAATACCACAAACCGTTAAGTCCATGTTTATTCTACGTTTAACTAAATCATATTTGTTTTGTGCTAACACAGTAGATATAGCTTCTTCTTCTGCTATTTCAATTGACTGCTTATAACTAAGTTGCATATGCAGCTCTAGTTCTTCTGCTGTTTCTGGTATTACATCTTTGTTTGGGCTTTGATATAAATCAATACCTAATGTTGAGTTTAAAGAATCTAAATATTCTTTAGCAACCATATCTTCTTGTAATCTTGAAGCGTATTCTGTTCTTTTCTTTATAGACTCAGGATCTTGAGCGTAAGCTTTTATGTCATAGCTTTTGTTTGATATACCGTTAACAACAATATCAACAAACTTAGATAATATAGGAACTGGCTTCCAGTCTAAATTAAGATAAGACAAATCACCATTAATAGATAACTCATCTTTGTATTTTTGTATACTTTGTTCACCACGAGCGTACAGTCTTAATTGGTGAAATTGATTCCAATTAGTTAAATATCTGTTACCAGAAGTTCTGCCTTGACCAAACCACTCATATTCTATCGCCATAGCAACTTGACTTCCGTATTCCAAACTTGCTTTTTCAGCATCACTTACTACTTGACTAGGGAAAGCACTGTTTGTGTTAGTATATATATTCATTTAACTTATAATTTTTGATGTAGTTCCTTGATTATTGTATTTTTTAATACCTAAATCTATTGCTTTTAATTCAATTTTATTAACTGGTGAGTATCTATGTTTATTGCAAGCCATTAAAGCTAGTCCTGAACTAATAGAAGCATCATGCGATGTTCTGTTGTTTATATTAAATTGAGCCCAGTCTTCTAATGTTCTTTGAAAGTAAGTATCACCATAACCTGTTTCTCTTTTACCAACAAAGTTTTCTATGTATGTTTCTATTGCAGACGCGTGAGCTTGTTTTATGTCTTCGCTAGAATTAGGTATACCACCTATTTCTCTTTCTGTTATAGATAATTTATTTCTTTTTTTATCTGGCCTGTTCATTGCAAAACCTCTATAACCTCTACGTTTGAAATAATATAATAATCTAGGTTTATTGTTTTCTGCTAGTATTGGCATACCATAAAATACGCAAGCCATAAGTACATCTTCAAAAAATATTTCAGCTGTTTGTGGACGAGCGATATATTCTAAGAAAAAATGATTTGGCGGTACTTCTTCCATGCTAAACTTAGTTAAGCCATGTAAAGAACCGTTAGAACCTCTTTTGTCTACCGTACCTGATATATCATATGGATCACATCCAAAAGCACCACAGTGCTCATTGCCAGGATAATTAATTCCGTGTCTTGTAAATCTTTTGTTTTGTAAATGTATTGGTGGTACCCAAGTAATTAAAAATCTACCATTTTTGTTTGGCATAAAAATTACTTTACTATCCTTTTGTCCGTTTTCCCATTGAAAACTACCTTTAGTTACTTGCTTAAAGTTTTGTACGTCTTCGTTAAAATCTATTTGCTGATAAATTTTAGTTAGATTAAATAAAGATTGTTTTGATTCATCTCTAAAAGCATGTTTAGTTGTACGAGGAAACTGTCTATAAAATTCGTTTAAACCGTCTTGATCATCTTTAAGACCTTCTACTTCATTATTCCAGTATTCAATAACCCCGATTTTGATTGGCGTTCCATGAGGTCCATACACTTTTTTTGATGGTGTTTCGAAGACAGGATAGCCATAAGAATCAATGTATCCCTCGTAATTCCACTCCATAGGAATGAACAAAGAATATAATCCTGAACGAGTTTGTCCATTGGCATTTCTTTTTGTAACGTCTGAGTCATCGTATAATTTTTTAAAGTTTCTACCACCTTTATCTAAAGCGTTTGATGTTGATCCCATCATACACTTACCAATAATTCTAGAACCTAGTCTTAATGTTGTTTTAGTAACACGCCAATTATTTTGTATATCATTAGGTCTTTCCCATTTACCACTTTCATCATGTACTAATAATCTTAGTTTTTCACCATCATAAGCATTGTCACCTGTATTTTTCCAATCAATAGTTGTATCAAGTCCTGTTATATCTTCTTGTTTATCTGTAGAAACTATAGACCTTCTTGTAAACTTAGAAGCTGGCACGCGATACGCTAGCTCTGTTTTCGGTCGATCCATACCATCTTGTATTGGTTTGAAAAAGAAAGGATAATTAACCGATATTGGTACTACCTTATCTGTAAACATTTTTTTAGCATCAGCACCTGACTTTGATAATATACCAAAACGCGCATCGGTTGATATTGTAGCCATGTTAACAGTTTCGCCAGATGCCATAAATGAAAATCCAGATCGTCTGTTTTTTAGATAACACATACCGTAGCTTCTGTCATCTGCTCTGCAAGCTTCCCAAAATATAAAAAATAATCTGTTTGATTCTCTAAAGTCTGGTTGGCCAACATCAATTTTTGACCATTGTAAATACATGTAATGAGTACCAGTTATAAATATAGGTTTATCTTTGTTTATA